CAGCATCATAAGCAATCTGTCTAGACCAAGCAGTTTGTCCAAGTGTTGGAGGACTTGATAGATCTTTTACATCATCTGGTGTTGCAGATGAGATAGCGATAATAGGTACTTCTTCACCAATAGACATTAGTTTAAGTTCTCTTGAAAGGTTCTTCATTCGTACCGTTTCAGAGTCAGCCTTTTGGTTTGGAGACATAAGTTGCAGGTAATCAACAACTACAAAGTCTGGACGGTACTGATCAATCTTTCCACGAATAACAGAAGGTGTTACTTCTCCACCACTATCATTTGAGATAATGTGAAACTCTGGACGACCCTCAACCTTGTTGTGATGCCATTTCTTTAGCATATCAATCTCTACTTCGCCATTAGATAATTTTCTGTGTGACCAAAGACCTTCACCCATAATTGCAAAAATACGATTACGAACCTCTGTCTCAGACATTTCAAGAGAAATAATAAGTGGTGACTTACCCTGCTTCCATGCCTGAACTGCAAAGTATAAAGCCATCCAAGACTTACCAATTCCTGGATAGGCAAGGAATACTCCTAGTTGTCCTGGCATAATTCCAGATGGTAGATAGTTGTCAAATCCTGGAAGGTTTGTTTTAATTCCTATCTGACCAGTTTCTTTTTGTTTCTGAACCATCTCATAGTATGCAACTGCAGAGTCAAGATCGGTTGCATCAATATCACGAATAGCAGAAGTATTCTTTTTTAACTCAGATGTTTTTGTAATTAGATGTTCAAGGGCTTCTCCACCATTACCGCTTTGCACTTCTCCTGCAGCATTACGCAAGATGTCTTTTAGGCTATCGTTAAGATATTCTGTTTGTAATTCTGCTAGATGATGTTTTGTTGCTCCAATACCTGGAACTGGTTCAAAGTCTCTAAACTTTTCTGTAACTAAATCTGCTGGTGGTAGACATTGATTATTTTCAGAATACAAACGAATAAAGTTCCATACGTCGTTGTGGGTTCTTAGTAATGTCTCAACGTTTGCCTGTAATAGTACGTGAATTTGTTTGTCTTGCAATACTGCAGAAATTAACTTTGCCTCTGTGTTATTCACTTAACCACTCCTTTGCTAATCTCCTGCGCTCTTCACGTTCTCTTTTGTCTTGCTCTACTTCTGCTTTTCCGTTAATAATTTTTTCTGCATTATATGCAAAGTAATTCCATGATGGATCTTGTGCAATGCTAAAGTAATATTCAAGGATATCATAACACTGAGCAATACCATATGACTCTACAAGGGCATCTGCAGCCCACTGCTCAACGTTTAGATTCATGTTAGACTTCTGCTCATACCTCTGCAGGTAAAACTTGTTAAACCTACTGAGCAAAGCCATTCGGTCTTTGCGCTCAGCCATTACTCTGAGATTTCAGATTTTGCTTCTTGAATCTTTTCTGTAAGTTTATCTTCTACAAACTTATAGACACGACTAAAAGCCTCATCTACATTTTCTCCATCACGCTTTGAATCTACAATACCCAGATCAAGGCGTAGTGACTGAAAATTTCCTAGATTAAGTGTATATCCAAGTGTTACAGATACCTTTGTGTTATCGTTTTCCATTATCCACCCATTCAACTATTAAATAGACTCACTCCACACTGGAATAAATCGTCCATCTTCTGTCTTCGTATATGTAAGTATACCGTCTCCCATTCGCCTTGTCAACTCTTGGCTTGTAGGAGTCATGTTGTTTGTTATTAATTTATCTTTTCTTGGCTGTCCAATATGTATAGTTGAAAGTATAGCACAAATCTCTCTAACGTGATCTTCTGAGTAGTATGCCCTTATTTGAAAACCTGTTTTACCATCAATGCTAGATCCAACTGGTGGAGGAATCACTCCTCGTTTTATTAATCTTGGCATATATTTTCTATGACGATTAACTAACTTAGCAGTCTCTGCAATTGTATATGCTCTTTTTCTGTTTCTTCTAAAGTCAGAACGTAGACAAGTTTCTAATCTATCTTTGTTAATATTATAAACAGTTACCATTCCTGTTGATCTAGAACTGTGATGAAGTCTTACTAAATCTCCATTAAGGAACCATATCTTTTTACCGCCAGAAATTACAGGTTCGCTATTATATGCTTCGCTCTGAATTTTTCCTTTTGCAGTAACCATTTTCCCTCCACAGATTCGCTAGGTGGATGGTAAAATTTTCTATTTCCACACTTGACACAATATGTTTCTAGGTGATCTATGTTTGAGTGTATCCTATCAACAAACATTTTTCCTTCGCATCTTTGACAAGTCATATTAGTTGGGAACTCCAATAGCAATTAGGTTTATACCAACAGTTGCTGTTCCAGATACTCCGTATCTAACTGTAAAATTAGCCTGAGTTGTAGTTACAGATGTAAGAACTACCGTAGTGTTTGCACCTGCAGTTGTTCCAGATGTGTTAACAATAGATAAAGTTACAATTGGTGGAAACTTAAAGTTAGAATAATCAATAGAATAAGATTTTTCTTGACCTGCTGTTACGGTTTCATTATTTGCAATTGATTTAAACTTTCCAATAAACTTTGTATTGGATGTCTTTAAACTTTGTTTTTCTCCACCAACAACATCAACATCTGTATAGTTATATGTTGCATCAGATATTTGGGTTGATAAAAAATTAACTGCCTCAACTAACTGATAGATATATGTAACATCAAGAGGTTGTCCTCTTTCAGGTAGTGGTACTTTTGCCATTTTATTCCTCCTGTTATATTATATCAAAGACACTGTGCCAGAGTCAAAGACATTTAGTGCTTCTTTAATTTCTTTTTTTGATGAAATGATTTGAACCTTTACTCTGACCGATGTAGTCCCAGTTTTTAAAAATGAATAGGAATGTACTTTTGATGTTCCGTGATAAAAAAAGTTTCCTGAATCAAACTTAACAAAAACATCATATTCTGGGTAATTGTTTGCATCATCCCAGACTGCGGCAATAATGTTTTGTACAACTAACACTGAGCCATTTACGGATTCTGGGGTTTCTCCAGAAATATTGTAAACTGGGGACCAATGAGAAGTTCTGTTTCTATCGTCAGAAACAATTCTATATCTTAAATTATACTTTAAAGTATCGTGATCAATTGGTGGCAGGGATGACTTTAATACCCTAAGTTTTTTAATATTAGCGTCAGCCATTATGTTACACCAATAGAAAATCTAAACTCAATATAGTTATTTGTGTTAGGAGACTTAATAATAGTTGATGCTGTATCATTTTTAATAACAGAGTACCCTGTCAAACCATATAGAGGATTGATTGTTGCTATGTTTTCAAGTCTCATTGCATCAAGGGCTATATAGTAATCAGAGGTTGGGAATGTTCCACCGCTTACACTAGAATCAAATACACTGCAATAAATCTTTACAACAGTAACAGCATTCCAGGTAAAGTTTTGTGTCTTGTATAATTCTTGTAATTGTTTTGAAACAACAAAATATCTATTAGTTGCAAAATCATAACCATCAACACCATCCTGAATGTCAACCTCAAACCTTGCATAAACTGCTGGTTCAGCAATATCAGTATCTGCAAAGTCAATTAATATTCTAATGGTATCTGGAACAGATTCAGACTCTCCATCTTTATTGATTAAAGAAAAAGCAAACCTTAGTTCATCTGTTGGAGAGTTTTTAGAAAAATCAACACTTGGTGAAGTTAAATGTATGTGGTTTCCAGAGTCAATTACAATGTGATCAACTCCTCCAGAGCCACCTCCATCTAAACTTAGGTCTGAATCGTTTCCTTGAATGAATATTGCATTATTTAAAAATCTTGGTCTTTCATATCTATTTGAACGCTCTAGATTATAAAAAATAGAGTTATCGGCATTAGTCTGAAATACACCAGACTCTGTTCCGACTGCATTAATAATATCATCATCGTTTGGATCAAGTGGTAATGAGACTGGTAGAATTTGTATAGATGCAGAAGATGTATGATATTCCCAGTTCTCACCCTGCGTAAATGCAAAAACAGTCTTACTATCTTGTGTTCCTGCTGAAGGATTAGATCCTGCTGAGTATAGCCCTACCTCTGTTATTTCATATCTTTCTTCTGTTGGTAGTTCTGCTGTTAAGACTATCTTATCAATACCGTCTTCACTTACGAAACCTCTTGAAGAAATAGGAACCCTAAACATCTCAAAATCTAAATTTTCTTTTGTTGCAAAATTATCTGCTACATCTTCAGTCTGTAGTGGTTTTGGACCACAACCAACAGCAAGGTATGATGCATATGCTGGTGCCTGACCAAGCATATACTTTCCAATAATATTTTTGCCAGTATTAGTTATCATGACGTAGTTTCTCCAAAGTTTGCTATATATATTGTACCATCCAAGGATATTTCAACCTCAAATAGTTCATCATTGTTAATGTTAACACCTTCAATAATTAGGTCTCCCGTGGCTTCTTCAATATAGACATTTGTTCCATTTAGCCCATTGCCAACAAGGGGAACCTTTTCTTCAAACTTTATAGAGAAGTTACTAAAATATTTTTCTGATGTAGCCTGTAGTCTTAAAATGTTATTAGGATTGTACATCTGCTGAATTAATCCCAAGTTTTTAATCGGGGTATAAGATACTTGCTGACCATTCACAATATCATTTCTAGCAATATTAATTAACTCTTGTCCACCAATATCCTCAAATATAAGATCAGTCATTATCTCAATAGACATAGATTGGTCATCAAAAAGAATAGTATCTATTGGTGCAGTTTTTGTTGGTGGGGGAGGTGGTGATGAAGCAACAAATGCTTTTGCTGGAGTCTGTGGAACTGGTCCAATGTATCTACCAGTGCTTTCGTCAAAGTTGTTACTTCCTCCAAGATATATTTGTCCTCCACTGCTGTTACTATCAGGTATTCCTATTGCTGCCATTTTATACCTCACTCAAGTAAACTGTCATGCTTGGCCCTGACTCTGACCTAGCATACTCTATATTATATACAACAAAACGAGATGTATCTGATGCTACCAACTCAATCCCAGTAGAGTCTTTATAGTCAATAGTAACAATATCTCCAAGTTGTAAGGTTGGAATAGAAAAAATATTAACACCGATAGATTTTTTTGGAACCATCAGTTTATTAATAATCCAATACATCATTGCTTCTGCATCATCCTGTGTCTGAATGTATGGGCTGTCAATACTAAACTCATTTTTACCATACGTAATTCTACTTAATTTAATCTCATCATACTTTAATTTTTCAACTAATGGAGAATACGTAAGTGTGCTTCCTACAAGTTCTGGATCTGATAGGTTTCCACGTTTCTTAAAAAATTCATCAACAGTTAGTTCGTGTGTTGTATCTTGTGTAAATGTGATTCCTTGTATTCTTAAAAAGTTTCCAGTTGTTTCATCTAAGTTTAATGCTTTATCTGTTGAATTAAATATTAAGAATTCAGCACCATATGAGTCTGCATAAAACCCTGAAGATGTATATCCCTTTATCTTATTAAATGTTGGAGATAGTTTTGCATATAATGCTGGATAGGCACGGTCATACTTAATATCAAAGTATGCACACTCACGCATAATAGACCCAAATTCTTCAAAATACATATTGTAATTTGGTGGCTGTTGAGAACTTATACCAGAGAGATAAGTTGACTGAACAACTCCACTCATAGCATACTTTCTAAATGAATCATTTACATCAATACTTGAACTGCCAAACTGATTAGACAGTGTTTCTCCTATAACAAAAGAGGTATTCTGACTATAGTTTTGAGATAAAGCATATATGTTTTCAAACATGCACTTAGATGATCCACGAACAAACAGTGCCATATTATTATATACTGGAAGAGGATCATTATCGTCTACGACTTTAATTAGTTGATTATTTATATAAAGATAAAATCTTCTTGTTTTTCCGATATCTTGATATTCTACAGATAGGTCATATACTGTTAAGTTATCTTCTGCAGCCATTCTTTGTTGCCCAGAGAATAGACCGTCATCTACAATTACCTTTGATAGTCCTCCCCAAAGTTTTACTGGTATGGCGTTTGTATTTGAAGAATCTTTTTTAATTTTATAAAAAACAACATTATTAACTGAAACTTCTGCTTGATTGCTTTTATCTAATTTTAGATATGGAGTAATGTTATCTTCTGTTAATGCTATAAGTTCAAAGTAATATCCATTATTTGTTTCTGGATTTAGCAGTACTGCAATACCACCAGAACCACCACCAATATTGACATTCTGGTCTGGCTGGGTTCCACTAACCTGAAAGTAAGGTACGCTTCCTGTAGGTGTCTGTGTTCTTGTTAAATTGTTTTCAATTTTTCCTATGATTCTCATTCTTGTTCCAAAATGTTTATAAGCATTATTTAATTCTTTATATACATATGAAACAAAGTTTAGTGGTGTTTCTGTTGTTTTAAATGATGGACCATTAAACACAAGGGCAGATGATTGAATTGTTCCACTTTGTGTAGACAATAAACTATTAATATCTGTATCAGTCAAATCACTTGTTGCCATAAAGTTTTTAATTATGCTGTTTCTTGTTGATTGCTTAGCAGTAACATTATTTACACCTGCAGCACCAATAGTAGTTGCTGGCAGGCTTACATTTTGATCAAGTTGGGTTGTAAATAAATACTGTGTCTTCATGTCAACACCACGTACATTATTACTGTCTGTCCAATATGTATTTATTCCAGCATAGTGGCTAGTTCTTTGTGTTCCAAATTGTCCACGTCCATGATCTGCTACAGCACCATTCTGGAGTCTTGTTATACCGTTAACCGTTTCGTAGTATGGCGTTGAGTATATTCTGATTAATCCCGTTGGATATATTTTTCCATTAAATGGAAGAGATGCAAAATACTTTTGATACTCTTGGTTATCGCTAATCCAAACATTTCCAATACCAGTTATATTGTACTGTGCTGCATCATACTTTATAATTTCTCCATTAGAATAAAGGTATCCTGTATTTCTTGTTAACCAATATACGTTTTCTCCAAGATCAATTATATTATTTACAACAACATTTTTTTCAACAGTTGGCGGTGTATTTGGAATATCTGAGTTTAATGGCATTGCTCCAAGAACATAACTTCCTTGTTTTGATGCTAGTTCATTTATTGTTTTAATTTTATCAGTTCCAGCAACTTCCCACAATAATGATGGCTTGTATATCCAAGTCTTTTCTTTATCAATCATGGTTGATTGCTTTATTGATCCGTATGATCTTTGAATATATCTAGTTGTATAATTAATTTTTCCATCATTATAAATCTTTTTATCTTGTGAGGCTATAGATAAAATATTTGGCAGATTTCCAGAAGATGCATTTTCAACTATGCCAGAGTCTGTTTGATTATTTGATCCAGACAACACAAAGTCTACATCTCTTTGTGCTTCTGTTGGCATTAAATAGTCTTTACTCATTACAACAAAGTTATTGTATTCATCAAAGAACATTGCAGTTTGTGTAGATGCTGCTAATTGGTTTAAAACCTCTGCAACATTTTGATCTGGTGCAATAAAGAAGTATGGAATTATTGGATCTGATTCATCCGCTACACGCTTAAAAACATAATTGCTAAACCCAACATAATCAAGTATAAGAGATATTGCATAACTTAAAGATGTCTGTGTTGTAAGAAGTCTTGGTGCTGGCATTGATTCTAAGAAAAAATAAAAATCCCTTAGTTCTAAAGATAGTTTTGCTGCAGTAACATCTGCTTGTGGAAATCCTTCTGAGTATAAAGTCTTAATTGGAATAGAGTATTCATCTCCATCAAGATCAAAGATTGATTCATAAAAATTAAACTTAATATTTTTTCTTATATATTTAGAGACTATACTTAAACTATTGTTTTCATTAAAGGCTTGATCATCATCAAATAAAGACATAGTTCCAGTTGATGCTAATAGTTGACCTACTGGTAGTGATGTTGATCCAATATCAGAAAGTATTTTTTTAATATTGTAATCAATAACCTTATCTGAGATATTTACTAATAGTCTTGGAGACATTTCAATTAAATCAAAGGTACAGTCAAACTTATTCATTGTTTCAACAACAACTCTTATTCCACGAATATATGAAAACTCTCTATATGTTGTAGAGTTGTTTGCATCATTGGTAAAAAAGTCTGGGCTTGTTAAGTCTGTAACTAAAGTTGTTGAACTATTTATAATTCCAGATGCCAGGTCCCATCCATATTCTGGAGTAAATGTATTATATGCATTACTTGAACTACTCCAAATATGGAATGTTCCTCTTTCATTTTGATTTTCTACAACAAGATAAGCGTATCCGTTAATAGAGGTTTCTGGAAGTAAAGTGCTAGATGATAATTTTTGTGCAAACCTAAAGTTTTCTTTATACTGACTTGGAATCTTTAAGCCATATTCTAATTCAACATATCCATCTTCTGGAATAATAGGGGTTCCATCATTACGTAGTGAATTTTGATCAAATGAGTATGCATCAATCCAACTATTTCTATCTAAATACTGAATCTTCCATCTTACTGGAGTTGTTTTATTTTCTACTCCGTAAAGTGGATCTCCTAAAGATCCAGACTGGGTTATCATGGTGCCCATATTAACAGTGCCAACATTTGTTTGCATCTTTACAATAATCTTATTTGCTGGAACATTTTCTTTATAAACTACGAATGGAACAGCATCATCAATATAGTTTAATCCATTTGATATATTCTTAGCAACTCCTCTTTCAAGGTTGTTCTCTGTTCTAAATGATGACCAATATCTAAACTGGTCATATCTTGATGCCATGTAATATCTTGGTCTTTGTGCAAGAGATGCCCCAGAGTTTGCAAGATATCTATTATTAAAATAAGAGGCCTTATTAATTCCAGAGCGTGGTCTAAAAGGTTTTACGCAATCCTCTAAAGAATAAATCATTTTTAGTTTTTCTTTAGTTGATGTAAATAATTGCGGCACTCCAGAGTTGTCAAACCCTCCGTCTACAACAACATCTGCATTAGTTGCTCCTGTATAGTAATTACCAGCATCTAGATTATCAAATGTTAATGGAAGCGTTCTGTATTGAACATCTGATCCAGTAGGTCTATATCTGTAGTTTCCAAGTTTATAGATATTATCTGGCATATTCATATTCCACTCAGCCAAGACTAATGACTGTAACTGTATTGTTGAAGATGTTTCTAGATGTGTCTTTAATGTCTCACTAACAAACATTTAGACCTCTTCCAGCGATACCGAAATATTCCAAAGATCGTGGTTTGACCCACCACGCTTTACAACAGAGTAATTAAAGTCTGCAATATAAACCTGAATGATTTGATTGTATTTAGCAAGATTTCCATAATCTGCATCGTCCTTGCCAAAGTTTGAGTATTTGTCATATGCTAAAAACATCCAGAAAGGACCCTTATGGTTTTCATACCAGTCAAGTAGTTCTACTCCCCCTGCTCCTCCATCTGAAGTAAACTCATTAGTTGTATTTTTTTCAGGGGATAGACCAGTAGATAAAAACCCTGCATCCTGATAGTATGACCTTGATGGCAAGTTAGTCCAAGAAACAGACATTGTTAACTTATCTGCTATATGATATGAACGCATACGTCCATTAATAGTTCTTTGTCTTTGTTCTATTCTTGTTGGTGTAAAATTTAATTCCCCACGATTATGGTCTGAAAGAATGATAAACTGATTAATTAGATCTGGATCTGTTGACGCAGCGAAGTTGCCTTGTACTTCATAGCCCGTTGGCAGGTATACCCCATTAACGAGTGTACCAGGGTTCTCAGACCATAGCATTGCTTGGGGGCGTTGATATCTACGTCTGCCTGTCAAATACGCTGCTGTAGCCATTTAGCCCCTCTGTGTCCTAATTCTTTGTGAGTCAACTTGTCTAATTTGTGTCATAACAACTCTTGCAATATCCTCTGGATTTGCATCAGATTTAACATTGACGTTTAGATTATAATTATACACCTTTTCGCCCTCGTAGGAGCCAGAATTAATAGCCTTCATTTTGTCAACACCATATGAGTCAACTGCATATTTGCTCATAACAAACTCACCAGGAGTAAGCATTGCTGGAACAATGTCTGTTCCCCTTGCTGATCCACCAACAGCAAAATACTTTGGCTTAATCATGCCTCCAGAAGATTTGCCCATTGCTGCATATTTCATTGCTTGGCCAGTATATCGTGCAGTTGAAAGTGCTCCACCTATTCCGCCAAGTGATTCTGTCATAGATTTTGAATTTGTTAGTGCTCTTGCCATATTTATTGCTATAGCCTCTGGAGATAAAACACCTTCTGCAAGAGCAACTGCCTTATTTAAACTATCTCTATTTGTTGCTTTTACAATTGCAACTCTTGAGATGTCTTTTGTTGCTGCTGTAATTGCATCTGCTTCTGCAACTAGTCCTGCAACTGCATCTGCTGCAGCAAGTGCTGCTGCTGTTGCTGCATCTGCTGCTGCATTTGCCTCTGCTAGTGCATCTGCTTCAGCGGCTGCTGCATCTGCTGCTTCTGCTGTTGCTTCTCCTGTTGGTGTTATTTGTGCTGTAGGTACAGTTGGAACAAATGCACTTGATGCAACATATTTTGCAGAAGATATACTTGCTAATGCTGAAAGAATTGAATCCACTACTTCTTTCATTGTCTTTAAAGGACCATTATTAATTTCTATTAACTTTGCTCTATATTCATCAAGTTTAATTTGTACTGATTCCCACCCAAGTTTTTCAGTTTCAATTGCAAGAAGTTTTGCATCAAGTATTTCTTGATTCTTGTCAAGTTCTCCTTGAAGTTTATCTAATTTAGATTGTGCAGTTGCAAGTTGATTTGCCTTATAGCCATCAATTACTGTTTCAATATCTCTGATGTCAAGAAGTTTTGCTTCTCTTAATTCTGTTATATTGTAAACTTGATCTTCTAGTTTAAGAATTTCTGCTTGAGCAATCTTTCTTTGTTGTTCTAGTGCAAAGATCTGTTGTTCAATTCTAAATTGTTCTGCCTGAATTTCTGTCTTTGTCATGCCACTTTCAGAACGCAAGTTATCAATTTCAGATTTTCTTGCTGCTGATATAAAGTCTCCAGATCTACGATTTGCTGCTTCTGCTGCAGTTCTACGCATCTCACTTGCCATTTGTGCTGCAGCAGAAATATCACCTTGAGAGAGAGCGTCAGCAAGAGAAATTCTACTTTTTTCTTGTGCAGCAATATCCTGATTAAGTTCAGATATTGTTTGTAGAGCCTTTTCTTGAGCATCATATTTTTCATTAATTGCTTCTGCAGACTTATCAATTAATGTTAAGTCATTTGACAATACTGCTGATCTATCAGATAGAACTTGAATTGGTCTATCAAAATTAATGTCCATGCTTCTTTGAGCATCGCTTATTCTTTCTTGTAAGTCATCAAGGAAATTTTGTCCAATTGCTGGATCATATTTAAGGACAAGATTAATAGCATCAATCTTATCTTGTTCTTTTTCAATACTATCATTAATAGATTTAACATCAAGTTCTGCAGTTTTTATCTTAGCCTTCAAGCCTATATTGGATATATCAAATTGATTTTGTAATGTTCTAGCCTGAAGGTCAAGAGAGTTGACATTTGCATCAATTGCTTCTTGTGTGGTTTGTTCAAATGTAAGGCTTTGTTTTCTAATAACCTCTAACATGTCAGAATAGTTTTTAGTTTTTGCTATCAAGTCACCAAACTTATCTTTAATATTTATAGTTGCACCTGCTGTAGCAATAGCCCAAACGTTAGACTTGTCTTTTAATATTTCAAGGATAACTTCTTGTTTTACCCCAGCATCAGTGAGTTTTTTAAATGCTTCAATTTGCATATTTGTTTCTGCAATATTGTCATTAAGTTTTATTGTACTTAATTGATAATTAAGGTCAATTGTTTTCTTTATTTCTTTATTTAATTCTATCTGTTCTTCTTTAGTGGCCTTTAATCCACCTTGTGCTGCAATCTTTGCAGTTAGTGTTGCATCCTGTAGTATCTTTTGAATTTCAAGTGAGTTGTATCCTTCTTTTGTTAATAGTTTGTGTGCTGCAACTTGATTTTCAATTTCTTTACTTGCATCTCTTATATCTTGAATATACCCAGCAATTGTTGCTTTGCGGAATCCTTCGTTAATAGTTACAAAGTCATCCTTAAGTTTAGTAATTCTTCCATTGCTTCCTATTTCAAATAGTATTTCTGACCATAACTTAAACTGTTCTGCATCCAAACCTCTAATAATTTCCATAAAGTCTTTATCAATAGAAATTCCAGCAGTCTTTGCTGCTGCCTCTATTTGTTTAATTGCTCCAGCCTGTGCGTCAAGTCCTGGGTTTATTGAGTTTTTACCGCCATCATTAAGGAATTTTCTCAAAGAGACTAATGGAGTAAGTGCATTAAGCCCACCTTCTTTAACAAGTTTAAGTTTTTGAGCAAGATCATTAAGGAATGACTCATCCCTCTTTGGACCTTCATCAGTTGTATCTGTAGGTCCACCTTTCTTAGATGTGTCTGGAACCGCTGCTCCAAACAACTGCGTTCTAATCTTTTCCATTGCAGTCTTTGTTGCTGATTCTATATTCTTTGGATTCTTTACAAATGACTCTAAAGCAGCAGCAGCAAGTCTTCCAGTCTTTGCACCCTTTGCCTGCTTTTGGAATGCAGTCTTAAGTTCTCTGTCAAGTATTGCATCAAAACTATCACTAAACTCAATAGATCCCATAGTTATAATTGCTTGGAATTGTAAGTCTTTAGGAAGTTTAGATATTGCAGTCCAATCCCTAATTGCAGAATCTAATGTTAAGTTTTTGCCTTCTCCACCTGCTTGTTCTTGCATCTTTATAAGTGCTGTCTTTGTTACTTGCCCATTAGGAAATGCTTTATTTAGTGCAGCAATTTCAGATCCAACTCTCTTAAGTCTATCAAGGTCAGCCTTTTGTGTTTCAATATTTAGTTCAATTCCAACATAATCTGGAACCTTTCCAAGTTCTTCAATGGCAGACATTGTTGCATCGGCTTCAGTTTTATTCATATGCTTCATAGCAAATACAAGTTGCTTTTGATTATTTTCATCTGGAAGCATTGTTAAGATTGTAGAAAGTCTTTGAACTCCTTCTGTTCCCTGAACATCAACAAGAGTCTTTAATCTCTTTTGAATATCTCCGCCAGTTTTAGTTAAGGTGCTTACAAGTGTTGAGGCTTCATTTGGTGTAAGTACATCTGATGTTACTAATGTTGAAATCTCAAGAGTTACCTTGTCATTTTTTATTTGATCAAGTTGTGATTGAAGCGCTGCAGCCTGAGCCTTGAGTGGTGCATTATCTTTAAACTTATCTTGCATTCCAACTGAGAATGCCTCCATATACTTATCACGTACTTGTCCACGGCCAGAGCCAAACGGACTAAGGGTTTCTCCAAGTGATCTTTTTGAAACATTATCATAATTAGATGAAGCAGATGATAAAAGTTCTGCCTGCTTTGATCTTAATGTCTTTAGTCCAGACTGCCTCTTAGACTCTAATTCAGCGATTTGATCATCAATTGCTTTACGTTCTTGTTCTGTTTTTAATGTTTGTTTTTTAAGTTGAAGGTTTACAATTGCAGAATCATATTGAGATGTTAAGGCATCTATGCTTGCCTGTGATGCAGCAACATTTTGTGAGATTATTCCTTGTAGCATTCCTGCTGCTTGTCCTATTGCAGCCTTTTCTTTACCCTTTTGCCATTGTCTAATTCCTAATTCAATACCACCAAAAATAACTGTTCCTATTGCTATTCCTGCTGCTCCAATTGGTGCGCCTGCGCCTGTTGCTGCGACACCAGCAGATCCTACAGTTGTTGCAACTCTTGCTGCTTGAGCGGCTCTTAAGACTGATCCAACTCTTCCTGCTCCAGCAGCACGTTCTACATTAGCACCTGCTACTAAGTTTGATGCTTGCAATCCTGCTCTTGCTCCTAGAAGTCCTCCACCAATTGCACCTGCTCCTAATTGACCAATTTCTGCTTTTGTATTAATTCCCTTTTGTTGTCCAGCAACTAAATTCAGATTTTTAAGAGCAGCCTTTTGTAAATTTTGTCCAGTAGTTATCAAATCAACTTGAACCTGCAATGGATTGCCAACAAGGTTCTCTCCATTAGGACCAAGGAGTTGTATTAGTCTTCCTCTAACATCAAGTTCAAGTTTTGCATCTTTAAGGTTTCTAGTAAGAGCAACAGCGATTGATTCTGCTTGACCTCTATCAAGAACTCCCTGTGATACTGCTGTTCCTAGTTGATTCACTAATGAATTAACTGCTGAGCCAGAACCAAATGTTGTCATAGCAGAATCAAATGATGATTTTAGGTTTTTACCAAAGTCGCTATTTGAAATTATGTTATTTCCAAACTCCATGCTTACTGGAGAAATGTCAGTATTTCTTCCTGATCTTTTTGCCTGAGCAACCTGAGTAACAGAAACTTTTCCAGTAATCTTTCCAAGTTCTTCAAGTCTTCTTGTTGTCATAGTCATTGACTCTGCTTGTTTTTGTCCTTCAATAATATTCTTTTTAATTGTTGATGCCTGCATTTTAAATACCGCAATAAGTCCAACGGCAGTTGCTGCAAGTAGTTTAAGTGGACTATTTAACATTGGAAGAAGCATAGTAAGCATAGATATCATCATGATTGCATCCATATTTTTTGCAATACCGCTGTCTGGATTCTTTTGAGCATACATTCCTGCAGCCATTGGAACCATCATTCCAGCCATTTGTGCTGGCATCATCTTTTGTGAGAAATTCATTCTATTCATTTGACGCATATTTGTGCGCTCTGCAGCACTTGCTGCTCTTGTCTTTCCGTCCTCACCTGCAACTGTTTGTGATACGTTTCCGTATCCACCAATGAATCCACGCAATCCACGAGTTTTATCTTTACCAAAAGACTCAGTTGTTTTATCTGCTGTTTTTCCAAGATCTGCAATCTTTGGTGTTGCAAGTACTAATTTAGCAGCAACCTTATCAATTGCTTTAAACAGTCTATTCGTAGATTTTGTTGCATCAGTGGCTTGTGCAACTGGATTACTGCCAGTTCCAACTGCTGTACTACCTACTGGCCCTGCATACTGTCCGCCAGGTCTTAGTGATGCAGGGGTTCCAAACGGAACATTAGATTTTTCATACCCTGGAACTTTATCAGCAACCATTGACTGAATAAGTGGCATATACTTTGCAGATTGCTTTGCTGGAATTACAGCCTCACCTGGTGAAAGCATTGCAGGTTGAATATCTCCAGCACCCTTTGGTCCAGGTACTGAAACAATACCGTTAGCCAATTTCATAGTTGGCTTAACCTTCATCATTGCATTATCTGTAAATATAAAGTCATCATAGTATGAGGGCTTACGACTTAATCTATACTCTAATGCAGCCTGAAGAGCCTTCTTTTCATTTGGAAGTTTGTCAAATGGTGTCTTCTGCAGATTAGTTAATACTTCTCTTGCTTGTGCAGCATTAAGAGGGTGTCCACCCTTTACATTTCCAAACTTTGTTCCTCTTAAACCAGAGTTAAACCAACCCCAGTCTCTTGCAATCTTACCCGCTGCCCAGTCTTCTGGTGTACGATTTTGAGATCTAACCTCTCTAATATGACTTGGTGTTAATTTATTAACATCCCACCCCTTTAAAGATTTAGCAACATCTTGTCCTAGAACCTTTTCAAGATAAACCTTTTCTTCATTTACTAAATAATTTTGCAACTTTACAAGATGTGGATTTCTTGATTTTAGAAGCGCCTTAAATCTTTTATCTGCAATATCTTGATTCTGTTGACTATTTCTTGCATTGCTAAATTTAGGAAGTCTTGAATAGATTTGGCTAGGAGTAACATCTTTACCTCCATAGCCCTTTCTTTTAATTGTACGAAGCAGTTCTTGCTCTGTATTGTCTGTTCGCTTATTAGCGATCATCCAGTCTTCATTTTCTTTAAGTTTTTTCTTAAAGTTATCAAGTTTTCCTGCTGGAATTAAGAATGATTCATCCCCTACTGATACACGAACCTTAGACCCTTCAGCAGAGTATTTAATTCCTGAAAGTCTTGAAGAGATTGGAACAATAGGTGCAATATTTCCAGACAAACCTCTACGAGCAGCATCTCTTGCTGCATATCTAGCCTGCTGTGCTTCACGGAATGCTGCAGGTCCTGATGATAGTGGAATACCCTTTCCAACAGTTGCTGCTGCACCAAACGATGGGAACAAGCCTCCAGCAAAACCTGGAACCTTATCTTTAATTATTTGACTAATAAAACCTGAATACTTTTGTGACTGCTTTGCTGGAATAACTGCTTCTCCAGGAGATAGCATAGATGGAACTACGTCTCCTGCTCCTCTTGGTCCTGGTACAGATGTTGTTCCGTCTGCAAACTTTCTTGGAATACCGCCCTTACCAGGCATAAACAATCCTGGATTCTGTCCTGCAAAACCACCCATAGCAACAGAGGCACCCTTATAAACACTTGTTAATGATGTTAGCGCTGCTGCTTCTAATTGATATGCTGCAGATAGTTGTTGATGCTTAGAGTAAAGGGCATTACTTATAGATATATTTTCTAATTCTTCTTGTGATAGGTATTGAGTCTTTAATGCTGCATCACTAGATCCCGCAGATAATTGCTGGTATCCCTTTCTTAAAACCTGAATTCCCTTTACTGAGTTTGCAACAGCATTTGCAAGCAAGCCAAATGTCATTAAGAATAGTGGCCCAAGCCCACCAACTACAACTGTTATAATTCCAATGGCCTTCTTTATTCCATCTGGAAGGTTATTAAATTTATCAGCAATTCTTGATATAAATTCAATCGCTGGTGTCAATACCTTAGCAAACAATTCACCAATTGGTGCAATGGCTGCCTTTAGTCTTTCTACAGATCCAACAAACTTATTCATTGGTGAGTCTGCTTGAACTTTTAATTCTCGCTGACTTAAGATAGCAAGTTCTTCAACAGATGCATTTGTTAATTGAAGAACACGAGCAGCCTGTGTTCCTTCTCTTCCAAGGTTATTAAGAAGTGCAGAGATTCTTGCAAACTGATACTTTCCAAATACTTTTTCAATTACTCTTGAACGCTCAAGATCAGTTAGTGGCTGTAATGCTTGTGCAAATCCAGTTACAGTATTTCTTAAGTTACCTTGATTGGCTTCAACAATTCCCTTGATATTAATTCCAACTGCTGCAGCAGCCTTTGATGCAGCGTTACTTGGATTAATTAAAGATGCAAGTCCAGACTTAAGTGCGTTAGCGCCTTGTGCTGCAGAAATTCCACCTTCTTGCATTGCAGCCATAAAGTATGCAAGATCTTTTACATCTCCACCTAACTGCTGAATAACTGGTGCAACCTTTGGAATTGCTTCTGTTAAATCGTCAAGTGCAACAACAGTTTGGTTTTCAACTGCGTTAAGGAAATCAATTGTTCCAGCCATTGCTCCAGTATCAATCTGGAAAGCATTCTTCAAAGCAATTGTAGTCTCTAATGCTTTTTCTTGTGTAACTCCACCAAGTACTGCTAGTTTATTAGTTTGTTCTACAAGTTGCTCTAATCCCTTGCCAGAAAAACCTGCTGCTGCTGCATCTGCAGCCATCTTAATAGTATCAGAAACCTTAAGTCCATACTTTGTGTATTCATCTCCAAGATCACGAATATTTTTCAAAGCAGCAGCGGTGGCACCTTGATCTGTAAAAATATCTCCATAGACTTTCTTGAATCTAATTACCTGTGTTTCAATTTCCTTGAATGTTTTAATTGCTTGTGAGCCAAACAGCATAAGTGGAATAGTAAAACCAACCATAAGTTGGCGACCAGCCCACTGGGTATTCTTACCAAAGTTAAGTAGTTTTGTTGAACCATCATCAACAAGTTTATTAAATATCTGTTGGCGTTGGGTGGCTGCCATTAACTGTGTTGTTACATTTCCATAGTTTAGTGCCTTTGGATTGAACTTCATTGCGTTCATGGCACCCTGAGCATCACGTCCTAACTGGACATATTGCTGCTGTAATGTCTTTACACGTTTATCAACTAGTTTTCCTATGGTATCAAATTCGCTACCAAACATCTTTCCAAATGTCTTGGTAGATGCTGCACCATATCTAAAGTATTCTTTAAGTGAAAGTTTTTGTTTATCTAAATTTTTAGCAAACTGCTCAGAGGCAGTGCTCATTCTTGTCATTGAAGCGGTCCACTGACCAGTGGCATTTACATTATGTAAAAGAGATTGTGCGTACTTTGATTGTGCTGCTGCTGCGGTCTTAGTTCCAACGATGAGGGAGCGGTTAAGGGTAGTGAGTTCCTTTTCAAGAAGACGCAGTTGCGTCATTGCTTGTGAGGTATCAATATTTATAAAAATATTGCTATTTGTATCTCCTGCCATTAACCGCT